TTTATTATATGGATATACGTTATTCCAATCAGCACTTACACCATCTCCTGCTGTAGCTGGCGTCATGCCTATAGCACCATCTATATATGTTACAGATGTTAATGGATTTGTGTTGCTTTCGTCTATTTGATATCCGTATATTATTTTATTGTCACTGCTTATAATACCATTTTCATCTATTGTTATTGATGTTCCATCTACTTTTATATGTCCTAATTCTGTTTGTGTCGCAATATCTGCCTCATGCGACGCTTGGCCTTGCTCAACTGCTGTTATCCTGCTATTGTATTGATTTACAGTCTCTAATGCTTCAGTCAGTGCGGAAAACTCATTACTGCTTTCTACTGCCGTTTCATCTAATAGCCCTTTATTTACGATAAACTTAAACCTTGCTGATGTCAGTCGCTTTGTTCCTTCGTACAATACTACCTCTGATTTCACTTCTCCCGGTACTGCTATCGTCTGAGAGCTTAGGGTGCAAGTAAACTTTCCCGTAGTTAAATCAACAGGTGTAAGGTTTTGATACACAATCTTTCTATCGGGCTTTGAGAACACTATTACAGCTGTAATACCTGTTAGATTAACAGGTACAAAATCTCGTATTAGATTAATATTGAATACATTTGCTTCTGTATCTCCACTGGTTACCTTAATGCCATCTACAAGCACATATTCATGGTTTATAAGGTCAAGATTTATACTGAAAGTATTGGGTTGCATTATATCACCTTCCCTATTATAACGTAGCTGCCTGATACCTTCAGGAGCAGCACACGGTCATTTGCCACTGGGCTGTATGATTCAAGATAAGGATACTGTTTTTCGCTTGCTGTGGTTTCCCCGTCAAAGACTATTTTCGGACGCCCGGAGGAATATGCGGGGTCTATTTTTCCAAGCCGATAAGGTGCTTTTGGGGTACCGCCCTTCGTTATCTTCAAAAAGTCTGCAGGCTTAATCATATAGCAACCACCTTCCTTGCGCTGTGCTTCATCCTCCCGCCCACCTGAAGCGGTATAGTCCAGTTAGTCTCAACATACCTATCATTTATGCCAAGACTGCTGTATTTGATTTGCAAGAGGTCGCTGTATGAGTGCATAGGCATTATTGCTGTTTCAAATTCGATATGTCCGTATATTTGTGATGCCTCAAATGCTATTCGCTTTGTGTAGTTGTCTAAGGCTGTTTGGTCTGCTATGTTGTCTACTTCCCGGACATCTACTATAGTTCTCCCCCGATTGACTGTTGATGTTATGCTTCCGGGGTTTTCGTTTGTGTATGTGCTTGTCAAAGGTTCCGTTTCTGCGTTGCTTTGCACTACTACAAATTTGTTAGGTACGCTAAAAAGGTCTAATTCTTCCTCTAAGCCGTTATATATTACTGATAGTTCATCATCTTTGTATTGATAATCTATAGCTCTATCCGAGGGTATTATATAAGGCATTGCGGTATAGTATCCTCTTTCATCCGCCCACAGAGACGTATAATTGAGTTCTCCAAGCAGTTCATTGATTGCTCTTAACTTTGCTGTGCCTATCTCAAATTCTTTGGTTATAGACAGCGTTAAATCGGTATTTGGTATGTTAACCTTTGTTATTCCTAATGTAAAAAAGATATTATTAATTGCTGTGATGTACTTCGTTCCGGATACTATCGCATATCGGCTGTCAAACTTATCATCAAGAAGTACCTGCAAGCCATCATAAGCCTCTATGTCTCTGTAGACTTGCCTGTTCTGTTCCTTCCGTTTTGGACTGTTCAAGAGAAATATTCCCAAGCTCCACTCTACCCATCCATCCGGCATTTTTAGCATACAGAAAGGCTGAACACGGTCATTCAGCCAATCTATATCTTTGTTATCTTTCATATTCAGTCTGGCGGTTCGCTTGATGTCCGTTGCCAGAGAGGACATGCTAACTTCTCCGCTTACTACATTATCTAGTTCACCTATTCTTATCTCCTGCCGGTTCAAAAGGTCATAGCGAAACTTGATAACCCGGGATGTGTTTTTGGCATGCAGCACATCAATTATCTGTTGCCTTGTATATCCACCTTGCTCAATTATTTGCATTATACCGCCTCCTGATGGCTCGTTTCCGCTATGGCAAATGAGACAGTCCAATAGTTTTCAAGTTCCTCAATGTCAAGGTTCCCAACTGTGCAATATATCTTCCTGCCCTTGCCATCTCTAAATAGCAGGGTTTCGGTACTTTCCACAAGTTCTATTAACTTATCCACATTTTCCAATGATTCAACTACGAATTGAAGTGCAATCCCTTTGTCGATATGCTCTCCGAATTCCGTTACTGCCTGCGTTCTGCCCGCGAACTTCATCAATGCTCTTTCCGCTCCTATGGATATGGTTCTTTTAGGGTCATATCTAAGAGGGACATACAGGCTTTTATCAGTCAGAGAAGCAAGCTGGGAATCCTTTACCTTTACTTCTGAGAATTTGACATCGCTGTCCATATAGCCATAGGTACCTACCGCTCTGACTTTGTATTCGTAAGGCTGACCGCTTTTCATGGCGCAGTCTTCATATGTGATGTCTCTTTCAATCTCGGTTGCTATGCGCATCCATGAGCCGCCTACTTCCCTACGATATACTTCGTTATACTCAAATCCTCCGGCACTATCGGGAGTAGGATTTGAAATAGTGATTCGTGAGCTGAAGCGCACCAAGTCCTTTATAATATCAATTACCGGCTTATTCGGGACTTCAAAATCAACCGTAAATGCCTTTGATGCCCAATCGCTCCATAAGTCATATTGATTCTTAATCCTTACCTTCGCTGTATAACTTGCGCCATCAGCTAATGCCGTCCCGACTTGTGCCTGTCCGGTTGTAGATGCTATTTCGCCGCTATCCCATACTACCGTTTCACCCTGCAAGATTTGAGCTTGATACATTACCTGTCCTGTGCCTGTCCAAGCTATTAAGGGAGTAGATGTATTTTCTATGGCATCAGGTTTTGTTAATACTGGTGCATCAGGTTCGCCTGCGGAAGTAAATGCTGCTTGGTCTGAGTATTCGCTTACAAGCCCACTTGTGGCATAAGTTCTTACTTTCCAGATTATACTCCCCACTGGCAAGGTATCGGCTGGCATGTCGTAGTATTGGTTAGCCGTAGACTGTGTTACTGTGTTCCATGTTTCGCCGCCATTACTGCTCCATAAGAGGTCAAATTTGCTTTGCGTATCTCCGGTCTGCGTTCCGTTGTGTGTCCAGCTAAATCTTATTACTTCGTTGTTCAACTTCGTTTCACTTGTGGGAGATAGATTTGTCGGAGGGTTTGGAGGTAAATCCTCATATGTTATAGCCATGTAAGGTACATTGCTGCCCTCTCTGGATGACAATACATAAGTTGGAACATCGTATCCAATTGCTTCATCTGGCGGTTTTGGGATGGCACTTAAAAATATTGAACAATCATCATTGCCTTTTACATAATGGGCTTGTGCAAAATCTGTAATATCTATGCTGTACCATTTCCCCTGAGTATCGAGTGATATATCAGTTTCAGGGATGGTCCCATATGATGTTGCAATGCCGTCTGAAGTCTCAACGAAATTAGCTATTTGCCAAGCATATAGTTTCTTCGTCCCGGTTCCAGATATTGTGTTCACATAAAAATAAAGTAACGCAGAGGTTATTTTTTTATTAGCTGGCACATCGGCTAACGGCGCAGATATATTGGACTGATACCTCATATATGTCGCACTAAATGTAACCATGCCGCCGATATATATTGTTGTGTCGGTTCCATGCACATTTAATGTGCTTCTATCGTAATATTTATCCTTCGTAACATTAATATTTACCGTTGGCACAATCTACACCCCCTGTCTGGCGACTTGCGGTATACGCTCAAATAATCTTACTACATCAGCCATTTGCTGCAAGCTATCTGCTTGGACATATACATTCACCGGTCCAATTCCGCTGTTATCCAACGGCTTTACTTCTGCCCCCTGGGGAAGTTTTAATAATTCCGGGCCCTTCTCACCTACTATAGACAAACCTTGCTTAATTATCGTGCCACCATCAGCCAAGAGAGGAATATTTTTGATGTTGAATCCTATCTCTTTCCCACCCATGAAATCAGGCAACTTGATTTTTAACTTATTAAGTGCATTTATCATTTTGTTTACAAATTCCAAGACTATATTCACCTTGTCCTTTATACCCTGTACGATACCTTCCCAAATGCCGATTATAAAATCTTTCATTTTCCCGAATGTCTCTTTTATACCTTCCCACATCTTCTTTGCAAATGTGACTATCTTCTCCCAGTTCTTGTACAAAAGTACCCCTGCGGCTATCAATGCGGTTATGGCAATTATCGCTATGCCTATCGGAGAGGTAAGGAAGGTAAGCACAGCCCCAAAAGCTTTTCCTGCGACTGTTGCTATCGTCGTGACTGTAGTCCATAGTTTTGTAGCAAGAGTTGAGCCTCCAAGCCATGCCGTATATGTAGCGTGTAGGGCTATTAGTTTGCTTATAGCCCCCGCCATAGTCCCAAGTATAATCAATACAGGAGCTACTGCTGCAGTAATACTCAGCAATGTAAGTATCAGCATAAGAGTACCTTTGTCAAGCCCTCTCGCCCATTCCATTACATCTTTCAGCCCTGCTGCTAAGTCCTTGAGTATCGGCAATAATGCTTCTCCAATAGTCGCCCCAAGCTGCAGCATGGTTGCTCCTGCATCGGCTTTTAACTTATCTATTTCATCATTGAATTCATTGATACTGTCAAGGGCTTCCTGTGATAGTATTTTCCCGGTTCTTTCCGCTTCATCCCCCATTTGTTTTAGTGCATCTGCTCCACCGAGGATAAGCGGGTTCAAGTCCTGTGCTTTTCTGCCGAATAGTTCCATTGCCATTGAGTCTCTTTCGGCTTCGCTTGATATTTTCCCAAGAGCGTTAATTACTTCATTGAATACATCTTCGTTATCTCTTAAAGCTCCGTTGCTGTCTGTTATTGTAATACCTAATTTGTCAAATACTTCCCTTGTTCTTGCGGTACCGTACTGAGCATCACCCATACGCTTTGTTAATCTTGCAAGGCTACCAGTGAGAGTTTCGAGAGGGACGTCTATCAAATCGCTGGCGAGCTTAAATTTTTGCAAGGTATCTGTAGTTAACCCTGTTTGCTTTGACAATGTATTCAGGTCATCAGCTACTTGACCTGCTTTGTATGCCAAGCCTACCATCCCGGCTCCTGCTGCTCCAGCTATCGCCGAAATAGGGGCAAGCTGTTTGCCTAATGCTGTTGTCTTTTCTCCGAACTCTCCTACTCTATCGGCGGTTTCCTTCCATTTATCGTTAACATTACCAAGTTGCTTTTCAAGTTTTTTCAAATCTTCCTCAGTCTTAATGACCTCACGCTGAAAAGCCCTGTATTGGTCCTCTGATATTTCACCTTTTGCGAATTGCTCATTGACTTGCTTTTGAGCTTCTTTGAGTGCGTTCAGTTTATCACCGGTATTTTTTACAGCATCGGTGAGGATTTTTTGCTTTTGTGCCAATAATTCAGTATTCTTAGGATCCAATTTCAAAAGCCTGTCAACCTGCTTAAGCTCCGACTGCAAATCTCTTGAGGTCTTGTTTGCTTCACCAAGAGCTTTGTTAAGTGGGGCAGTATTGCCGCCTATCTCAATGGTTATACCTTGGATTTTCTTAGCCATATCCTCACCTCCCTAATTAGCATAAAATTTGTCTATATCCTCTTGCGTTGCGTCTCTTGTATATTCTGCATTGTCATTGCTTTTTTCAACAAACATATCGGTAACTAACCCGACTGTAAGTAGTTCAAGGTCAGCCATTGACAAGCCCAATTCACAGCAGCGCAAGAGGAATAGGGGTGTTGTCAGCGGCCGGCTACTTTCTTTAATTTTTTTTTACTTTCAATCTGTGTTTCTTCGTTCAAACACCATAATTCAAGTATTACAGGCATAACCTGGTATATGGAAAATACATTGAATTCCTCTAGCCATTCTTCTATGGTGCCTGGTATATCCGGATTCGCATGCTTCGCCATGATATAAGCCACATTTTCAAACATTTCAAGGTCGATGTTCTCAAACTGCTTTCCTTCTGTCTGATTCTTAACATAAGAATCTTTAAGCTTACTCACATCCTGGAGGATGTCTCTGCGAAATTTGATACGATAAAGCCTCGGTATTGCTGCCGAGGCTTTCAATTCTACTTGTTTCCCGTCTATTTCTATTGTTTTACTTATCATGATTATCCCTCCGCTGGCACAAGAGCAAGGATAGCATCTTCCAAAGCTTTTTCAGCAGCATTAACCTGTGCCTGTGTAGCTGATTCATCCGTATTGACTGTTGTCGCTGCTGTTAAAGCGGTTTCTAATCTAGTCCATGAAGGAACTGTGTATTCATCCTCAACAAGAGTTCCCGCCAGTGCTATTGCTGCCGCCAACTGTGTCTTGACTACTGCCGCTGGTACCGCATCAGGAACAACAACTGCGTCAAAGAATGAATTATATACAGTTGCGTTGGTGTCGCTAAGTTCTAATGTGCCTTTTACAATTTTCTTACCGGCTATCTCAATCGGAGATGCTGTCAATGTCATTACGTCCGGTGCTGGTTCTATTGTTTCGCCAGTTGTCCTATGTTCTTTTGACGGTCTCTGAGCTTGGCAATCGTAATACACAAACCTCCTATTTCTCTTATCGCCTTCAACCTGCCCTAAAAATGCAAATTTCTCAGGTGTGCCGTTGGCAACTTCAACTAACATTCCATTATCGTCGATTTCCCAGCCTAGCATTCGGGCCTGTATCTCATCAGGTATCAGAGCCATTTCAACCTCTGCGGTGTAACCGTCATTGCTTGTTATAATGAAATATGGACTATTGTCAGCTCTGAATGTTGATGTTTGTCCCTGTGGTGTTGGTGTAAATCTTACTGCTCCGGGAATCGCTATAGGTGTTTCCCATGCCCCGGGTTCTGTTTCAAACGCAACATGGACCTTTTTAAGGCCGTAAGTTACTTTATTATCTCCCATTTTAATCCTTCCTCTCTATGGATTTTATTATCGCGTCTCTCATTTCGGGGATGCTCTTTTCGTATGTTATTTTGATAAATGGCTTTCCTCGAACAGTCGAATACTCCAATATGTTTGATAGTGGTATGGATCCTTTCTTGCCATCCACCATCTTTGTATTACCGACATATCGTCTGAGTTTATATTTTTTACCTTTGCCTTTCCACGACTTAGCAAATTCTCCTGTATTTTTAGGACTTGCTTCCTTAAGATTCTTAATTAAAATCTTTTCAGCAGCTTCTAACCCTTCTTCTGTTGCAAAATATATTTCATCGCTGTAATCATCCAAGAGTTCCTCTATGGATACCGCCAAATCGTCTATATTGATATTCATTAAACCACTTCCCAATATTGGCATTCTATCAAGGTTACAAAAAATCCTACATTATCAATGTCCCCGGCATCAAATACATTGGTTATTTCAAAATCGGCATTTCTTAAGGCTTCAATTATCTGCGTTTCCCGGTTCTTAACTTTAGTTCGTCCTGTGGAAGTTTGAGGCAAAGTATCCCTATAGTAATAGCGGATAGTAACCTCGTGCAGCTTTATTAGTTCAGAGTTATCAGCGTAACTTTCCGGAGTATCGCTTGACAGAGTATAGACTATATATTCATCTTTGTTTTCCCCGACAACTTCGACTTTGCGATTCCAAAAACTGAATACCTTATCGGCATATAGAGCAGTATCAAGAGCGAGTTGGATTTTTCCTCTTACATCCGTCATATCTGCTCCACCCTCTTTACTCGAAATTCCATGAATTGATTCGCTTCTTTAATGTTGTCTACACCACCCCAAAGTTCATAACAGTTTGGATTATCCTTGTCAGGTACGCCATTTTTTTTAGCCGTAGTGTCGGCATTTTTTATTATGATAACCCTCTTGGTTCTCAACTTGTCGTACAAATCCGGGATATAACGCATTATAATTGTCGCTGAATCGTTTACGCCTAACGCCTGCGCCTCCATTACCCTTGATCCGTAGCTGCCAGTCCATTTGCACATGAATATTTCGCTTGGCTCCCATGTCGTTGTCTGCCCTTCGCCCGATACATAGCTTGATTTCTCGACATAGCATTTTATTCGGGTGCGCAGTTCTCCGGCGTTTGCATACTTAGCCATCTTCATCACCATACCTTAATTCAAGTACAAAGCTATCAATCATCCGCTGAGCATTTGCTGCGTCTGCCGGATTTTGAAATGTCATTCCCCTATTGTCGTAGTACAAGGCCGCCAGTGCCAGAATAAACAAGTCATATTGTGCATTGTTTTCAAAGACAGGAACCCCAGCTGCCTTTGCTTTAGATTTAGCAGCGTTGAGATATGTGTCAACTGTGGTTGTCAGATAATCAACTGTAATTTCGGTCTCTGCCTCGTCTGCCGTAATGCCATAGTCGGAAAGAGTAACGACTGAACCGTTTAGGGTCCAGTCGCTATCTACTTTGGTAAACTCGTAAAGTCCACCTTCTCCAACCTTTTCGATAAAGGCAGTACGGTTGACCGTTGCCTCACCGACAACTGTTATACAGTCCGGCGGCAGGTTCAGATATTCTTTTAAATCTTTCGCCGTTACTGCCATAACAAAGCCTCCTTATGGGGACGGAATAGTAATAACGTTGGTGTAAGCATCCCCTCCACTGTAAGAGATCTTGCAACGGAAGGATACACCTGCGTCAGTGGAATCACTAACGGTCACGGTTGCGGTCTTGTAGTTGTCATATGAAGAGGCTGTAGTCCATGTATTCACGTCAAGGTATTCCCACGAGTAGGTGATTCCGCTGGTCGGAGCCTCGCCGTTGAAGATTCCTACTGCACTTATGGCGTTAGTAGACTTAGTTGCCACGCCGCCGATTACCGCAAGGGCTGTGGTGGCAAGTCTGAAAGCACTCTTGAGCTTGATCTGGTGGTCGCCCCATGCGGTCAGGACGTACATGTATACGCCTTTGTCAATATCTTCATCAGATTTCAAGGTTGCAACAGGTTCATAGTTCTGTTTTGCATAGCTGAAGTCACCGACAATAGGGATATCTGCTTTGTCGTTGAAGATTACCGGAACGCCCAGCACTTCCTCAGGCTTTGCGGTGAACAGTTCATTGTTAGAACCGTTCAAAGTCTGCAGGTAGGTGTACCAGTCGGCACTTCTCATTATGACTTTTGCATTTGCACGGAAAGCATCTGGAAGGTCGCCGAGTGCAGCCATGATGGCTGCGACTATGTTATTGCCGGTAATGCCCTTGATGCCGTTCATGTAGAAGCTCATGTGCTTGTGGGTCTCGTCTGCACTTTTCGCAAAGGCGCGCAGTTTTTCTTTTCTTGCCAAGCCGGAACGGAGTTCGTTTTCAATGGTATTGACAAGGTTCGTATCGGTTCCCATGAGAACGGTGTCAGACACTTTGATTTTGACTTTGGTTTTATACCTTCCATAGGTCACAGTATCGGCTGTAGCTTCGATTTCTTTGGCGGTTTCAAAGTCAATAACATCTTCCAAGAGATCCTCGTCGTCAATGGCGAAACTGATTCTGGGTTCTTCCAGGCCGGCAATCTGTGAAGTCTGCTCAACCCTTCTGAGGGAGTTCTCTTCAAAAGGTTCAGCAATTAATTCACTTGCAAGCGTGGTCGGGAGTAATGCAGAACCGCTTCCCAAATCTGCGGAACCGGCAGGAATGGCGCCAAGTCCGGCATATACCTTTGTTCTGTCCTCACCCGTTGCAACAGCACGATAAAAAGCCGCTTTGCTTTTAACAAGGTTGTCCTTGTCGGGATTGCCGGTGTTCGGCTGTTTTCCTAATGCTTCTCTCTGCTGCTTCTCCATCTCGTCATGCTGTTTCTGCAGGAGATCGCGGCGTGTGACCATCTCGTCCCTGTGAGTGGTCTTTGCGTTAATCTCATCCATCGGTATAGTGGGATCCGCTGCTTTTTCGGCAATCCAGTCAGCATCAGCTTTAATCGCTGCGTTCATGGTTGCTAATTTTTCTTTAAGTTCAAATAAAGTCATGTTATTTTACCTCCAAATATTTTTTGTTTTCGGCGATCAATTTCGCCCTTTCTGTCCGCTCGTCGTCATCGGCGAGCGACATTTGCAGTTGCTTAATCATCTCCAGCTTTTCCTCAGGTGTCATCGTGTCGATTTTTACTTCTTTAGTCACCCCTGCGCCTTTTTGCGCCGGTACTGCCACGAATGAAACTTCGTAAGCATCTTTAGGGTCTACTAAGTCGCCAACGCACATCTTCCCGTCGTAGGTGTCGCCTTTGAAGTGGTTGTTTTCGCAGAGTTCTTTGCCGGTCTGCCAATTATACGAGAGTTTTTCGCCGCAGATTGAGCAGTTACATCCTCCCATCCGGCAGCCGACGGACACTTCCTTTTTGATGCCGCCCTCAATAGCCTTGATGAGTTCGGCGTTACCTTCCCTCAGCATATAGGCACTGCCACGCAACACCTTCTTCGGCTCTCCCATCGTTGTTTTTTCCTTAAGCTCCTCGACGAATGTCCGGTATAGCCGTGCAACTTGCTTTTCAGCACTCCAGCGGTGATCAAACAGGACCGATTTTCCCAGGAAAAGCGGTGCAAGTTTATCAAGGCTTTCGTTCGTGAATCGCTCTATGTCGCGGTCTACTTCGTTATCGCAAAGGATGATGGAAAAACAAAAGACATCTTGCGGCGTCAGTTCCTTCACTGAGTATTGATTTATTAGAGCAATATCGGCCTCTGAATCAGCCGGTATTGTGCTAATCGCTTTAAGTTTGTCTATTCTGTCCATTTAATCGCCTCCTTTGTCTTCCACTGAAGCAGATACAGCAACGATGTCATCCGCGACGGTTATGCTCACCTTGCCCGATTCATCTAGCTCGACAGGTTCGTCGTCAATTATCAGCGTCACATGGAACCCATCGCCTGCGGTGGCAGTAAACTCCACGACATCACCCACATAGATGGTGCCATCTGTTACAACCGGTACAGGTGTGAGTAGGTCTGTAAGCATACCTACCAACCTTGTCTGTGCAGCTGCTAGTGTCGTGTTTTCACCGGGCGTCATCGTTAATGTCTTAGCGACAAGCGCGACCGCTTCTGTTTCAATGGTTGTTTCGCCATTAATAACCAAGCTGATAGCTGCTTCAAGGCGACCATAATTAACGCCATTGATTTTTGTTTTGACATAATCGGTTTGCTCATCGGCAGCAGGAGTTATTGATATAACGTCGCCATTGAATACTGTCGCCCCGCTTGTCATTGGAACAGCGTTATCAAGGTCAAGTGTTTGCCCGTGTAGTCGAGTTAGATTAACGGCAAGGGTTGTATCGTCGCCCTGCGTCAATGTCAAAGTATGCGGTATCATGCCAGCCAGGTCAAAGGTGTTGCTTGTAAAGCCCATGCCATCAGAACCGAAGTCAATTTCCACATCACCGGCAACGGCGGCCTTAACATGGAATTTCGGCGTTTCTCCGTAGGGAACGGTTACGGTGAAGGTCTGCCAGCCAAAGGCGGGTATAATAGCCGACTTTGCAGCGTCAAATGGACCGTCACAAAATTGTATCGCCCCTCCGGTCATGTTCTTGACGATTACTGACCTGCTGAAAAAAGAATCAAACTCAAACGCTGTTTCTGTTCCTGCTGCGAGTGTTAGTCTTTTTGCTTGCATCCTTTGTACCTCCTTTCGGTGTGGTTTTCTTCTCGGTATAATCTGGCATAGCCTTTAAGCACCCTTGCGGGCCGAACTCGCCTTTGTAGCCATATTCCGCTTTGTAACGGTTATTTATTGCCCAGGTTCGGAAATCTTCCCATATCGGCCACTCCGGCGGCAGGGTCTTGTTTATATAAGCGTTCTCCCACATCTTAAACAGGCTCATTATTCGTACTCCCTTCTGTTTTATTTCCAGCTCCTTTGTCTGGATTTTTAATCATATATTCTAACGTTGTAAGATCTCTGGATACTAACAATTTATTTCCGTTAGGATCCTTGTCTCTTCCGTAGTCAGCTCTTGCCTCGTTAGGTGTCTCCCAACCGCCCCGGATAGCTTTTTGATGCACATCTGCCCTGGTAGCAGCATCGGCTCTGAGTATTGCATTCATATCAAATACAAAATGATAACCCCTCCGTCGCTCTTCCCTGGTCAGTAGCTTCCGGTTCAGTTCCTGCTCATATGCTGTCACTATCGGCAGCATGGTCAGCATCAAAAACTCAAGCATCTGTTGCTCCTGCGAAGAGAAAGATGTGTCCGAATAGTCTCCCAACAGGTGCGGAGGGATGTTATAAACCATCGCCACACGGGAACGGGATATCTTTTCAACTTCAAAAAGTCGCGAATCGACCGGTGAAAGGTCGAGTGTCTTCGCCGTAACCCCCGATTCCAGCAAGAGAATGTTTCCGGCAGTCTCTTTGTAGGTTTCCATGAAGTCGTTTATCATGTCCTTTTTCTGTTGCTCGCCGAGGTTTGCCGGAGCTTCCAGCACTACCTGCGCATTGATGCCTTTTTGCAGTTGAGAGGCAGAGAACTTCTGTATTTCGTCATTGTACGACATGGTATTGAGCAATACAGACACTGGGTTGACTCCCGAATAGCCGTTCGTAGAGATAAAAGGCACATGAATAATATAAAAGTTATGCAGATAGTAGTCTCCGCCTTTTTCCGGTGTAATCCTATACCACAGTTCGCCAGATTCCTCTTCAAGTATTGGCTTCACCCGCAGAGGGTCAAGCGGCCTTAAACCCGTCAGTGTTCCCTCCGGTCCGTATACTTTTAATGCATAATTGTTTCCTTCTGTACCCCTGCAGGCCTCCATAGTTTTGAAGAATTGGCAGCTTGTCATGTTCGAATTGGGCTCAAATCCCACCATATCATTGAGATCATTCTTTACAGGTGTTGAACCTCTGTAAAGCTGCACCGGCATTGCAGACAGCGCATTTGATATTCTGCTGACTGCTGAAAAAATCAGCTCACTATTCCGTAGCGTATAATCGCCCCGTAACCATCGAGGCAAAAAAGAAGAGCGGATCAGCGCCCTTGTGCCTGTTGTCGGCGGTGAAGCTGCTTTTTCAGTTTTGCGACGCCTAAACAGGAAATCTATAAATTTCAAATTTTCATCACCGCCTTTATATTTTGATTATTGTCGATACTTTTTTATCGGGTGCAATATATGTTGGGTGCTTTCTCATCCACTCGCAATGCGCGTTTAATAAAGCCGCAAAACCATCAATTTTACGGTTTTTATGCTGTTTGGTTGGCAAATATGTGGCATTCGGGCCTCTTTTTGTTAGCTTCACATTGCCAAGGTACCAATAAAATAGCGGATTGTTGTTATGAATTATATTCCGGTCTATAAATCTTTCCCTTAGATTGTCGAGCGGGTTGGTTAATGTCAATTCACCCTGTCTAACTTCGTTTAACACAAATCCACGGCCGCGCATCTCGTTTACCAGCATAAAGGCCTTTGCGGGGTCGTAGCCTATGGAATCTATCCTGTAAAGCTCTCTTTGTTGCAAGAACCATTGTAAAACAAGTTCATATTCCACATAATCATTGTCAACAAAGGATAACACTCCGGCTTTTTCAAGGTTGAGCCAATCTAATTTTTCTTTGTCCTCTTTGATTTTCTTCCGAGGCACCCAGCTGTGTTCCAAAACAAAGAAGTCATTGTCTGGCAGCGGAAATTCCAGGCAAGCAGAACAAAAGTCATTCGTTTCCGCGAGGTCAAAACCGCCATAGCATAGCTGACCTTTGAGTTTGTTGATGTCAATTGTCCGGTCATTCTTCCGTATGGTTTGCGTGTCGAGGAACGACAGCTCATCTACCATTGTAAATACATTGAGTTGTTTGTTAATGAAATTGGACCGCTCAGCAGGAACTAACTTCACTCGCTCCCACTCATCTATTAGATCATCCAAATCTAATAAGGTTCCTAAACTTGGATTCGCCTTGCCCCAGCAGGCCACATCGTCTGGATCGTCCTTCTCATCAATCTCGTCTATGTACACGAACATCCTGTCCGATGCCCGCTTTGAGATAGCGTCCGAACCGTCAAGTATCTGGCCGCCTAAAATGTAGTAGTCCATCAGTGGACCGTCGATCACCGTTCCTAAAGTCGATATATATAAAATAAGCGGCTGTTTCCGCTTTTTCGTTTTGGCTTTTATAACGTTTATCAGCTTGTAATCTCGGTACTCCTGTATCTCGTCGAATATCCCAAGATGCACGTTGCGCCCATCTAAATTCTTTGAATCGCTGGCCAACGGCTGGATTTTACATTTTAGCGGGTCAAAATATATTCCATCGCGTGTTGTTCGTAAACTTCGGGATAATGCGCCGCTTGCCTCCACCTGCGCCCTGCACTCATCGTATATTATCCTCGCTTGTTCCCGTGAGTTTGCCAAGCAGTAAACTTCCGCACCACGCTCTCCGTCCACCGATACCATGTACGCAGCGTTACCGACAACCATTGTTGATTTACCGTTGCCGGATCCGACTAAAATAAGCCCTTCACGGAATCTCCTGTAGCCTGTCTTTTTGTCTACCCATCCGTAAAGATTGGCTTCCACAAAATGCTGCCAGGGCTGCAGAGTCAACTTATCATAATCGCCCTTGGTGGGGACCAGAAATCTCTCCATGAAATCGATAGGATGGTAGGCTTTCTTTATATCAAATTTCCAAGGGTAATCTTTGCGCCCGGACATTTCCAGTTCGCCCATGAAACGCTGGCAGGCCTGTTTTCTTCTCTTCCCAGAAATAATCTTTCCTGAAAGAACATCCTCCGCAAATCTGTAAGCTTGAGATGTTAGTATTAAATTTTCCAATCATAACACCTCACCTCCCATTTTTCAGGAACTCAAGCAGTTCATTGTCGTCTCCATCGCCATCGTCCCGGAGCGTGGTTATTATTTTTACAAGTGTCTGCACCGTCTGATTGGCAGCGGTCGAAGTCTTGTTGTATTCAGTAATAGCCGGATGAGTATAAATGTTTTCCCTGCCCTTGACATACTCTTTCGTGACAAGGGTACTCTCGCTGCTTATCGTTTTTTCCAAGTCATTCAGTATATTAATTTGGACCTGATACCGCTTAAACGTAGTTATAAAAAAGAAATTCTGTTCAACACCATGCTTCTCGGCTATCTCCAGAATTTCTTTTGCTTGCTCATTTAAATTGAGTTTCCTCGCCATCTATCTCACCCCTGCCTTTGCGCTTCGTTTGATTATTTTTTTTAAGTATGACTCCCTCTCGTCGTAGCTCTGCATATTTATAATCTGGCCCCGAATGGTTTTCATTGCTTGCCTTGATATACTGCCGCTGTCATATAAGGTTTTTAATACCTGGATATGCTCCATAGCAATTTTACTCACCCAGCAGCACCGCCTTCCTGCCTGTGAAGGTTTCCCATCGGTTTATTATCACATCGATGTACTTTGGTTCGTACTCAATCATGTAGCACCGTCGTTTTAGTTGCTCGCATGTTATCAGTGTACTTCCGCTGCCTCCAAAACAATCAACAACAATATCCCCAGGCAGACTGCTATTGCCAATGAATCTCCCCAGCAGTCGGAGCGGTTTCATTGTTGGATGCAGGTCGTTGACCGCGTTCTTCTTCTCTCTAATGACGTCACATTCAAGTGCGCTCCGGAGATCTCTTATGGTATCAATCAGCTCTGCCTCACTCATATAGTCGATACTTTCAATAACGCTGCGCTCTCTTCTGTTTGCATACCATCGCTTTACTGAGTCACCTTTACAACCAAACAAACAAGGCTCATAAATGTTTTGGTACTTCGCTCCGCCAAGAACAAGCTGACTCTTGGCCCAGATAAGCTCCTGCTTAAATGTCAATCCTGCCTCGGCAAGTTTTGTGATAAATACACCCGTACCAAGCTCTTTGTAGAATATATAAAAACTCCCGCCCTCCAAAAGATTGGCATGGATGTTCTTATACGACTTTAAAAGGAAGTCCCCAAACTCCTCGTTGCTGAGATTATCATTTTCAATCTTGTTGTTTTTCCTCTTCTCTTTCGGAGTCCTCCCGGCGCCTTCATACCCCATGTTATACGGTGGATCCGTTAACACCAAAGCAGCCTGGAGATCCCCTCTATCCAAAAGAATGTGCCAGTCGTTACTATCTGTACTGTCCCCGCACAAAAGCCGATGCTCCCCAAGGGCATAAAGATTGCCGCGCTTTGCTTTAGGTTCTTTAGGAATATCTGCCTCGTAATTATCTTCTTGCACCGTTGGCCTTACAGCATCTCCCACATCAATATCACTCTCAAAGAATCCGGTAAGCCCTATATCAAAATCTAAAGCCCGGAGCTCCTCTAATTCTATTTTTAGCATTTCCTCATCCCAGCCAGCTTGTTCCGCGAGCCTGTTGTCAGCCAGGATGTACGCCCGCTTCTGCGCCTCGGTCAAATGCTCAACCGGCACGCAAGGTACCTCAGTAACTCCCTCGGCCTTCGCAGCGAGTATCCTGCCATGCCCAGCTATGATATTAAAGTCCTTGTCAATCAACACCGGGTTTACAAATCCAAACTCCCGGATGCTGGACCGGAGCTGCTTGATCTGCTCCTCGCTATGAGTCCTGGCATTTCGTGCGTAGGGTATTAGCTTATCAATATCAACGATTTTAAGTTCGTTGGTCATCTTCATGTCCTGTTCTCCTTTCCAAAAAACTCGTGTTATCTTCCACGGTGTGAAGGAAGG